TTAGTCATCCGTAATCCATGTGATAGACAAGTGCCTCTCTGTCCAATTTGGGTTATTGACATAGATTGAAATTCCACCGTCTTTGCTGATTAGATATCGACCAGTTCCAAGGATCCGGGAGCCGGACACCTCGTTGTAAGGTGTTCTGATGTCGAGCACTGGGCGATACCCAACAGGGATTCGCACCTCGTTAAACGCTCCGAAGCTTCCGCTATTCGGGAACTGCGCAAGCATTGTGATATTACATGTTACCATACACCCTCTCCTTTTTAACTCTACACGGATGTTATTAGCGGAGTTTGTGCTTGTATATGGACCTTTCACGGTGCCGGAATCGTAATTGCGATACGCATATATGCTTATACGTGGGGATACAGAATTTCTTGCATATATCATTTCATCCTCAAACTGGATTGTCGTTGCTTTTCTTGTATTTTCATTTGTAAACATGATGTTTTGCAAGTTCACGCTCATAGTAGCTCGATCTGTTGTCGGAGCCTTACCAGAGAAAGCCAAATACGCATTACTCAATGACGCAACATTTTCCACTGCTCCTTGCACGATTTTCTTGCTAATAATCTTTCCGGATGTAACATCGATAAGCATTGTTCCATTCTTATCCTTAATAAGTCCGGCAGTTACAGTTCCAAGATCTGCCGCTATCGCACTTAAAGTCTGTGCGTTTAAGTTATCAACAGAAATATAATGGATCACCCACCTACTTCCATCCCACCGCTTGATCGGCTGACCGGATGCTGTCTGCCATAACTGGCCAACTTTAGGATTTGACGGAGCCGTAGAAGATACAATTATGCCACTTGGACCTGTTGCACCTGTAGCACCTGTCGCTCCCTTATCACCATATACTCCGATGATACATGGTGCTGATTGATACGTGCTACCATTTGTATAGGTAACAACTTCATAATTCCACAGATATTTTTTTGACGCCGTTATTGCTTGTACAGTTGTAGTCCATCCTGATGTGGACGCCGACACACCGCTTCCGCTTGCCGTTGCAAGATAATAATTCGTGATAGACTTTATTCCGTTTCCAGTTGCCCCTTGCGGTCCCGTTGCACCAGTTGCCCCCTGCGGTCCTTTCGGGCCAGTCGCTCCTTGTGGCCCCTGGGGACCTGTTGCACCTGCATTTCCTTGAGGTCCTTGTGGACCGGTAGCTCCTGTTGCTCCTTTGTCTCCGTATATCCCGATTATTTTTGGCGTAGTGGTCGCTGTCGTATTATCTGTAAACGTAAATTTTTCATAGTTCCACAAGTATTTATTTGTTGCTGTCATCGTAGGAATTGATGTACTCCAACCGCTTAACTCCGTTGTAATTCCTGTTTTTGTGGAAGAAATCAAATAATATTCCGTAATAGTTTTTATCCCTCTTCCAGATGACCCCGCAGGCCCTTGTGGTCCTGTCGCACCTTGTTCTCCTTTAATCTTCGCCCACTTATAAGATCCAACACTTGCAGGATCGGACTGATTGTAATCCACACAAGTACCGATATACGTTCCCACATCTTCTCCGCTGTTTCCGGTAAACGTTTTTCCTCCATCATTAGAATATTTAATGTGAAGATAGCTTGTCTTGCCGTTTGTGCCATTTGTCCCCGGAATCCCCTGCGTTCCCTGTGGTCCTTGCACTCCCTGGAAGCGTGACCAGGCATATTTCTTTGGATCCGTACTATCTTCCTGTGTAAAATCTACATAAGTACCAATGTATGTAGACGGCGTTTCCGTCATCTGGCTACTTGATGTAGGATTCGCAACTGAGGAATACTTAATATGAAAATAGGTGGACTGTCCGGCTGGTCCCTGCGGTCCAGTAGCACCTGTATTTCCTTGAGGTCCCTGTATTCCCTGTTCACCTTTAGGACCTTGTACCCCTTGCAGACCGGGAACTCCCTGTGGACCACGTTCCCCCTGTTCGCCTTTGATCTTTGTCCATGTATACTTCGCAGCATCTGTACTATCTGCCTGTGTATAATCTGTATACTGCCCGATATAGAGCTTATTTGTACCATCCGTGGTGGAAAATCCCGTCTTGCCATCTGCGCTGTTTGCATAGGCGATATGTAGATATGGGGTCTTTCCATCAGCTCCCGGCTTTCCTGGTGTTCCGATCGCCCCGTCTGCGCCTTTGATCTTACTCCATGCATATTTTGTCGGGTCTGCGCTGTCATTTTGCGTAAAATCAACGTACATTCCGACATAATCCCGATTGCTGTCGGATACAGAAAAATCTTTAGACCCATCTGCGCTGTTTGCATAAGCAATGTGAGTGTACTGTGTTTTTCCGTCAACTCCGTCTTTTCCCGGGATTCCCTGATCCCCCTTTGGACCCTGTATACCATCCAATCCCGGAGCGCCTTGTGGACCCGGAGGTCCCTGTTCGCCTTGCTCTCCTTTCTCACCTTGCGGACCCTGTTCTCCGTCTTTTCCGTCCTCTCCATCCATTAAATCTGCAATCGTAACCTCGTAATACCCACGTTTTATCCCATTTTCCATAGCCTCAAACGAGTACACCGCCTTTGTATCCACGTCCGTAGCATTTACCGTAACGCTCTTACCAACACAAAACTCATGTCCATCCTTGCTCCATCGGAATTGTAGCTTGTCTGCCACATCCACACCGTTATCGTAAGCGTAAGCTGTCAGAGTAGTGCTACCGATGCCATTTTTAAAGATAATGCCGTTGTTTGTTGAGATAGAGCAAGTATAAACCTTATTTTTATTAATAAGGTCTTGCATCCTCTGTAATAAGCTGTCCGAAATTTCCGATGTCAGCTCTTTGTAGTTTGTAAATACCGTCTTTGCTGTCTTTGGATTTGTAAGACTGCGCACCTGTTCGGACACTCTCGCCTGTAGATAAAGCACTGGTGTCCACTCCTGATCCTGCATCCTTACCGTATCCCCGATGTTGGTGTCAAAATATCCGTCCACCTCGTAAGTCACCACCGGTTCAGATGCTGTTTTAAGATCAGACAGAGCCATGCTATAGAGCTTGTCCTTGCTGTCTGTATCGTACTCTTTACGCATCAGGATATAAGCATCAGCCTTATTTACGATGTTGGATGGGAACCGGTCTCTTGCCTGTGGTGCGCGGATGATCGCACCGTCTGTAAAGTACTCGATATTGCCGTTTTCATCGTATTCTTTCTTGTCAAGACCATTGATTGTCAGACCGTCCTTTCCGGTCGGCTGGATGCAGGTGTAAAGCTTCTCGGCATCTGTGGTTTTTCGAATTCCGGTAATTCCTTTCCCGTACCGCAGTACAATGTCATTCCGGTGTTCTCCGACTCCGCTGTCTGTATCGGAGTGTTTCCGATATACATTTAGGACAATCTCTTTTAAAGAGTAGTCTCTGTTCAGTACTGTCTCAAATTCGATCTCCGCAGAAAATACGTTTGCCAAGGAAAACAGCCTTTTAAGCACGGATGTTGTGCCCGTCCACTCGTTGGTAATTCTCTTGTCTGATACCTCGTTGAGCCCCAATTTTAGCGTTCTCTCAGCATCAAATACGGCAAGGTACTCTTCAAAGCTCATTGCTTTTCCAGCTTTGTATTCTCCAGCATCCTCGTTAATAAGCTCAAACGACAGTGACCATGCCGTAGCAGTAATCGTCTGTTCCGTTTTATCGGTATTTACAATGTTTAAGTAGTATGATTTCCCCTTGTAAGTAAATGCCACCTTATTCCCAGCTTTGATATGCTGTGCGTCTGGATGCTTTGCATTTACCGTAAAAGTGTAAGCATTCGCCGTACCCTGTAAGTATTCGTGTAGCTCATCATTCCAGTAGTGCATGGACTTTTTATGCCCGTTGTCCATGTACGCTACTGGCGTGTTATTTGTGCTTAGAATCGCAATTCTGATGTTATCCATTACAAATATACCTCCCGTATTTTTGCTTTAATATGCGGCGGTGGAGATGAAAAGGAAGAATAGCAGAACTGGACTTCCGTTGTCCCCGGTGGAACTTTTGGATAATTGGATCCATTAATCTCATCTCCTTTTGCCGGCATCCCGTTTACATAGACCTTTGTACTCTCTCCGTCTATAGACACCACATCTCCGGCACGATACCGGTTCGGCACATCCTTATACTTATCGACATTGTCTTTCCGGAATCGGATGCTTTTTAAATAGTTGTGTGTGACGTACTGGTTTGATAGATTTCGGTCTCCCCACTGCCCGATCCAGATCTGGATTTTTTCGCATTCCATATCCTTTATTTCCGGTATGTTTCTCTCCATATAGCTTCCATACCAGAAAATCCGCAGCTTTTCTCCCTCTTTTAAAAAGTCGTTGTGGCATCCCATTTTAAGATTAAACGGATTACCCTCGTAGGCTGTCGGTTGGAACTCTTCTCGTCTGATTAATGTGTTTCCGGGAGCAAACCACTCGATACGAGCCGTGTTTCCGACAGAATCGCTCTTGTTGATAGACATTGCGCAGATTACTTTATTATCTCCTGTCAGAAATGCAATGGTCTGTGCTCCCGTCTGTCCCATCAATCCGGTTTCAAACCAGTGCTGCGTGTAGCAGTAAAAGTTCTTTGCACCACCTCTACCCTCGCTGTCTGCCGGGATAGTAAGTGTTTTCATTCCACCGTTCCAGTATCCGGATGTTGCTTGTCCACCTTTTAATGCCATCACGTTATATCCGGCAACATTCTTGACTTCGAGTGTTCCCTGTGTGGTGTTTTCTGGATTTTGGTAAGAGGTGCCGTGATCGTCTTGAAACAGGCTGTATCCATCAAACAGGTTTTCAGACGCTTTGTAATTCTCTCCGTCTGTTTCCTCCTCTTTTCCAAGCTGGATCACCCCGTACTGGCTCACAAGTCCGATAAATCCGTTCTCGTGCTGGTGTGTGATCTCATAGTCCACATCCGCCCATTCAGTGCCGTTGTTTTGAATGGTAATGGTCTGGTAGCCGTCTTCCTGTACTCCGTCAAAGGTAAATTCTGCGGTTGAGTACGCTACCCCATCCGGAATGAGCCATGTGATTGATCCGCTACTGTACATGTCATCCTCTTCCAGTACCGGCTCTCCATCTACAATCGCGTCATAATAAATAGTCGGCTCGTCAGAAAATATCAATCTTTTCGGTTCATCACTGTGCAGAATCTCTGCCATCCTCCGGCGGAACTCGCTTAATTCCCTTGCTGTAGAGTTCGCAATCTGAAACTCCATCACGATCTGCTTTGGAGAGTATGTGGAATACAGAAATTCTCCAGCATTTATGTTTTCGATACTTCTCGTGTTGTTTGTTATAGACGGCGTTAAATTCCGGTCAAGCCTTGTAATCTTAACCGGAATCTCCACGCCACCGTAGGTTGCTTTAAGTAGTCCCAATCCTTTCCCCTCCTAATAGTTTTTCAAAATTGTCCATCTTTTTAATCATCGGCCTCGCATATCCTACCGTCTGCTGTGCGACAACTCTTCCGTCCAGCGTCGTTGTCAGATTGATATTTAGATTAATATCCTTTTCGCCCATAATCTCCAAGATTGATTCCTTAATATAACCTTTTAGCGATCGCAGTGGTGTGATCGCTTCTGCTTCTCTTTCCGCAGCCCCTCCGATTCCTCCGGACGGCATCTGGAATAATGCTGGTTTGGTAAGGATTCCGCCATCTTTAAACCATTTCACATCCAGCATCGGCAGACTTGGTAATAAATCGGACAAACTGATATCTCCGATACCACTCTCATATCCCACTCCACGATAAGCAGCTGCAAGACTACCGTATCTCGAAACCGCATACCGGATAGACGCAAGCATATTAGATAGTGGATCGTAGATGTTTTTATCGTATCCCGGCATTGCATAATCCCTAAAAGTCGGATCAATGACCTGCATCAAACCTTTAGATGGAGTACCATTAACTGCGTTGATATCCCAGTTGTTGATTGCATTCGGGTTTCCACCGGATTCTGTCTGCATCTGGTACAACAATCTCTGTAAATTTGCTTCTGAATACTGCCCTGTCATCTGCAGTGCTCTTATTGCAAGCGTTCTCCACTGCTCCACACCGGCACTCGGATTGTAATTAACGTTCGATTGCGTATCAAAAATTCCATTTACAAATCCGACCACGCTGTCAAACACCGTATTCACCGCTCCTTTCGCAACGGAAATCCAAGGTTCAAACGCTCCAGACAAATCTGTAAATTTATCGATTGCAATCTGCACGATTTTGCTCGGGTGAGTGATATAGTCCCACACACTTCCGGTAAAGTCTTTAACTGTATCCCAGATCCCGCCAAAAAAGTCACCGATTCCGCTCGCAAAATGCGGGAGTTCTTCCAGAAAACTCTTCGTCTGGTTCGCTGGCATGATTTTTGTCCCTTTTTCCAGTGGCAGAACTACGTCTCTCCCTTCCGGAATAAACGGTTTTCCGTTTGGCGGGATGATCATTTCCTTATATGTAGATCCTTTCTGGTCATTCACGATACCAAGCGTGTCTTTCTGGATGCCGCCTGTTCCTCTTGCGAACTTCGGAACCTCCCATTCTTCGAATTGTTTGTCAGAACCTACTTTGTCGAGCACCCAGTTTACACCGTGTATTACACCGTTTACCGCTCCGCCTATTTGTTTCACAATTGTGTTCGCAATTCCTTTCACAATGCCTCCAAGCGTGTCTTTCAGGTTATTGAATCCGTCCTTAATAAACTTCCAAACAGAAGAAAAAGCGTCCATAGCATTCTGTTTGATTGAACCCCAAATCCCTCCGAGCGTATCCTTAATGCTGTTCCAAATCCCGATTGCTGTATCTTTAATTCCATTCCAAGTATCTGAAAAGAAATTGGCTACCGGAACGAAGAATGAAGTTGCTGTATCTTTAATCCAGTTCCATGTGTCGCTAAGTGTTTGCTTTATGGTGATCCATATACTGATTGCTGTATCTTTAATTCCATTCCACATATTTGTGAAAAATTCGGCAACAGGAGTAAAAATTGCATTTGCAGTGTCTTTTATCCAGTTCCACACATCGCTTAGTGTTTGCCTTATTGTTTCCCATGCTTCTGATGCTGCCGTGGAAATTTTCTCCCACGTTTCCGAGAAGAATTCGCATATCGATGTAAAAATTGCACTTGCTGCATCGCTTATCCAATCCCATGCGCTTTTTAATGCAAATTTTATAACTTCCCATACTGTATATATCACAGCGTAAATTGCATACATGACAGCGCCTATTGTCCCCTCGATAAATTTCAGTGGACCTTCCATAACATCGCATATCGTTTCCCATGTATCCCGAAAGAAACCAACAATTCCATCCCATACTTCTTTTAACGTTCCTACAATGCTTTCCCATGTTTCAGACGCTGTTTTTGAAATTGAATCCCATAAGCTAGAAAAATATTCTTTAATTCCATCCCATGTATCCTTTAAAGTCCCTGTGATATTTTCCCATACTTCCGACGCCTTTTGTGAAATTGAATCCCATAAATTGGAAAAATATTCTTTGATTCCATCCCATGCTTCAGACGCACTCTCGCTGATACCGTCCCACAGGTCAGACATCCAATCTTTAAATGCATTCCATTTTTTGGACAGCCAATCTGTGATGTCTCCCCAGTTTTTTATTACTGCGATAATTCCAGCAATTACAGCAGCTACTCCGGCAACAACCCCTATAATCGGCAACAGTCCAACCCCTACTAATTCAACGAGCGCACCGTTTAGAACCATAATTGCTCCAACCACAGGTGCGATGATCGCTGTTATTGCTGCAATACCGCCGATAACTTCTATAAAATTTCGAATAGGTTCTGGCAACTCGCTGAATTTCTCCATCAGGTCAGCTATCATTTCAAACACCGGAGTCAATATTTCAGCGATATCTTCTCCAATCGGAGCGAATGCATCAGAAACCTTTCGCATAGCTGCTTCCATCTCCTGCGCAGATGTAGTCGTGTTATCCTGTAATTCCTGTGCTTTTCCGCTTACATCTGTATATGCATCGCCAACAGATGTAAGAGACTCAATAACCTTTGTACCACCGTCTTCTGCCATTGTTCCGAATGCAATAGCCGACTTATTCAGCTTATCCTGTTGATTTTCAGTGCCCTGAATATCTTTCACAATTTCGTCTATGACCTGTTTCTGTGTAGCTCCTCCTTGCTGCCATTGCGAAAAAGCATCTTTCACAGACTGACTCCACTTTCCTGTGCCTTCCTCTAATTGCCCTGTTTCCTCATTCAAATTCCAGAACGTGTCTGAAATCGTTCCATCAGAAAGTCTCGTTGTCACTTCGTTGATTGAATCATTTACCTTGTCAAGATTATACGCTCCGCCTTCAAGACCGTTCTGTAATAGCTGGAAATATTCCTGTGCAGAATATCCCGCTTCCGCAAATTTTCCAGAATACTCAGACAGGTTATCTCCTAACTCATTCGTCTTGTCGAGTCCATCCTGAGTCCCAGCAACAAGCATATCCATTGCATCTTCCGCTTTCATCCCGAAATGCTTCATTAGCCCGTTGACACCTCGTAGACTCTCTGTCATGTCAATTCCATAGGTTTCTTCCAAGACAATAGCTTGTTCCGTAATCTTTTCGAGCGTCACATCATCTAAGCCTTTTAAGTTGTCTTTCACGATGATAACAGCTTCCGCAACTGCATCCATGGAATCTCCGAGTCCATGTTCGTAAACTCTCTTAATCAAATCTGCACTGTTTTCTGCAACTTTTCCGGTTTCATCAAACCTTGCGTTTACTTTCGCAGTTGCATCTTCAATATTCTGGAAACTTTCAACTGCTTTTTCTCCGATTTCAAAGAATTTATCTCCAACGCCAGAAAGCTGATCGGCTGCTTCCAATAAATTCCCAGATGTTACCGCATCTTCAACTCCCTCAATAGCATCTGTGGCATCATCTGAACTTGTTTTGAGCTTGTCGATTGCAAGTCTCACTTGATCGATTCCAGATTCATCAATCTGGTTCAGTGCAGTTTTTAGTTTTCCGATATCAGAATCAGCACCGAGTACTGACCTGCCTATCTTGTTAAGCGCTACTGTCAGATCGTCACTGTTCGCCGTTCCATTTTTTATGGCATTCGTCAGCCTCGTTCCGAGGATGTCCTGAAAATCATCTAGGGACTTTCCGGTTGCTTCAAACAGCGTCTGCAACTGCTTCGTGCTTTCTTTTAGGGATTTCTGCTCAGTCTCCATTCGACTAATCTGCGTGGTGTAAGATTTTAAATCCTGTTCCGTCTTCGCAATTTCCCTCTGAAATTCTCGGTATTCTTCTGCTCCAATGTCACCAGATTTGAACTTCTTTTCTACTTCTCCCTGTGCCTGCTTTAAGGCTTCCAGCTTTTCCTTGGTATTTTCGACCTGTTTACTTAATAACTCCTGTTTCTGTGCAAGCAACTGCGTATTCTTCGGGTCAAATTTTAATAATTTATTTACAGAGCTTAATTCGCTACCAAGACTTTTTGATGTATCTTCCGCGGATTTCAAAGCTTTGCTGAGTGCCGTTGTATCCGCACCGAATTTAATTGTGATTCCTTTTATCTTCTTTGCCACTTTCTCACTCCTTTAAAAGTTATCAAAATCTTCCTGTGTTGCTTTTCTTGCAGTGGGCTTTTCATCCTTTTTCTGATTGTCGATATACTCCTGCACATAGTCCAGACAGTCTCCGATCGTCATTTCTTCCATGTCTTCGCTGGTTAATCCAACCTGTCGGCAAACATAAAAAAAAGACTCATTCGTAAACGGTTCTCCGCTTGATGAATCTTTGTCACTTATTTTTTTTTACTTGTCGGCATGGTGTCTGTAAGCAGATCCTTTACTTCTCCCATGATTTCATTGAGCGGGAATACTTCGAATCCATCCAACCACTCCAATGGATCAGGAATCGTCCTGTCTGCTGTTTTCGCCATTGTCCAGATGATGTCGTAAAATACTTCCATGTCCATGTGGTCAAGAGAAGCAAAAGAAATATCCTGTATTCCAAAATTCCTTTTCGTTCCTTTTCCAAACACTTTCGCTACTTTCATCAGGTCTGCAAAATAATCTCTTCCAAACTGCGCTTTATATCTCTTCGGCAACGCTGCTGTTGATTTTAATTTCACTTGTTTTTCGTCAATGTAAATTGTTTTTTCCATAACATCCTCCACTTTTTCTATTTGGGCAGATCACTCCGCCCTTTATTTCGCTTTACCTACTTTTGCCTTTCCAATCTTCCCCCTGCCTACCAAGGCGAGGTCTTCAGGGGGTGCTATTCCCCCGATTTTTCATATACTGTTGTATACCAAGAGTTATATGTTGCTTCGTCAACTCCTGCCGCTGTGGATGCTTTAACTAAGTTGTCTGTCGGTCTCGGACTTGCCACAAGCGAAAGTTCTGTTGTGTTCGGTTCTCCACTGTCTTTTGTTGTACTTCCGACAGATGGTCTGTTTACAGAGCAGTAATAAAAAAGGTGTCTAGTTGCCTTGGCATCTCCCTGAAATTCAAACATCAGTGCGATATTCGCTACCTGTGCGTCAGAGTTTTCGAGAATCACACCTTTTTCTGTTTTCTCCTCTTTTAACACTTCTGTCCGGAATTCTTCCGGTACTCTTGCAAGCGTAAGTGTACCCTCGTATCCCTGATTATTTGCGTTGGTGTAATAATCAATATCATCTGCTTTAAACCGGATCAGGTCACCGCTCTTGTCGAATGTGATACTTACCGCTCCAGGTAATCTCTTGGGCGATCCGTATGTGATTTTTCCGCCTTCTCCTTCTGTAATAACAGCGTAATAACAGTTTCTTAACCCGAATTCTACTTTGTTTTCTTTTCCTGCCATGTTCTTTACCTCCTATATTTCAATTTCATATGCTTTCAAATACATATTTTCAGATTCTAAAAAACTCTCGTACGACTCATACTGGAGCTCATTGTTATTTAGTAGTTGCTTTACTTTTTTCTCTAACTGCAAGTCTTTCTGATCTGTGTATACCTCGATCGTGACGGCATATCCCTCGTAATACACGGTGTCATCCGCATAAAATCCGATATCCTCGTCCACATAGTATACAATGTACGGTAATTCTGGTACTTGACCGACTGCAAAACAACGATACGCAATCGGAAGATTGAGTGATTTTAACTTGTCTTTTAATTCTGGCAATATCATTTCACAGTCTCCTTCCCAATTCTTCTACATATTCTTTCACGCATTTTTGCTCCACTTCTTCAATATGTGGATACGCCTGTACTTGTCCTATCTTCCTACCGCCACGCTTTAATTGATGTCCTTTTTCCAGCAAATGTGTCAGTCGATATGTCGGATCTTTATTGTATACCGTGATTCCGCTTCTACCTGTTGTTCTTGTCCAATTTTTCGCATAAGTTCCGCCATTTTTACTTTTTGGACTTTCTGCTTTGAGCATTCTCACAGCTTTCTCCGATACATTCATCGCGACATCAGCAGTTGTTTCCTTTACTTCCTCTGTATATTCTTCCATCTGCCGCATAATTTCTCTTGCGAGTTTGTCAGCACTTATGCTTTCGCTCATTTTTCGATCCTTTCCGTACAGGTCAATTCCAGTTCTTCTGCGCTGATCTGATACGTTTTCACCACTTTCAGTTTCTTTCCGTGGAATCGGATATACCTCTGTCCTTCATATTCATAAGGATGCACGATTAAAATCCCTGAAATTTCCATGTTGTTCTGTCCAGCAAGGTAGAACTCATTTCTGGACACTTGCTCTTTACAGCACCAGATCTCCTGTTCCGTTTCAATCGGTACTTGCTGACCGATCTCATCCTCTTCATACCCGTTGGAAGATATCAATACTACTTTTTCATCCCATGTTCGATTCATTCTGCACCGCCTTAATCATCAGATTGTTCAACCGAAACCGGATGCTCCTCGGAATCACTCCATCTTCTGGATGATTGTACTTCCACGTAGCCCAATCCAGCACAAGCAGGATGTGGTCATATCTTTCTTCCGTAATACGAACGCCGCATACATTTTCGCATTCGTCCAGAATACCATCTATGATCGCATAAAGGACGGAATCCCTACTATCTGTAGAGATTCCAAGTCTGTCTTTTAATAGTTGCAATACAATCACTCTCATAAGCATACTCCTTATGAATTCGCCATGATCCCCTGTTTTTTCATCTCCGCAAGAATCGCATTGATTTTATTTTTCAGGTCAGTCGCTGTTTCTGTGGACAAATCTGCAATCAAAGCCATCTGTTTTACGCCACCAAGCGTTGTTTTATTCGCCGCTGGAAGAGTGTAACTTGGTCCCGCTGGTCCCTGTGCGCCCGGTTCTCCCTTGTCTCCTTTTGCGCCTGCAGGTCCTTGAATCCCCTGTTCTCCTTTTGCTCCCGCCGGTCCTGCTGGTCCTGCTGGTCCTACTGGTCCTACCTGCTCATTCTTCACGCCCTGCTCTAACTTATTCAGTTTCTCTGCTGTAATAACGTCATCATTATTCCATGTAGTTGGTGTATATGCCATTATTATTACCTCCGTCTCTTATTTTGTTTTACCTACTTTTGCCTTTCCGACTTTCCCTCTGCCAACTAAGGCTACATCGTCAGAGGGAATTATTCCCCCGGTGTGTATGTAATGTAGAATCCGGCATTTGTATCTGTTTTCTTGACATCATATCTCACAATACCGGCAAGCAGTTTTCCGTAAATCTGGTTGTCTACCCATTCAACGCTTGCCTGCTTGCGGTCAAAAAATGCGCAGAATGATTTTGGATCGCCAACAAAACCTTTCAGTTCTCCAGTTTCTGCGATCATATCGTCGTCCAGAACAACTACCTCTCTTCCAAACAGCATTTTCCCACTTGCGGAAGTGATGGAATCTTGCAGTAGATATCTTCCGTTTTTGTCTTTCAACTTGTCCAGCTCGGCATACAAGGAAGCTGAAATGATGAATTTTACAGGATACACTTTCTTGATTTCTTTGTTCACCAAATCTTTCAACCCATCCAGCCCTGTAACACTTTTCGCTGTTGCACTCTTTAATACAGTTGCGATATCTGTATTTCTTGTATTTCTGGACTGGTCATTGATTTCATCCCGGATCAGACCTGTTACATCATAGTCAGCGTCATCAATAGCCTCCTGAGAAATCGGAATATATCCTCTTCTTGTTGCGATGCTATAGTCGATATTTGAGATTTTTGGTTTGGAAAGCTCTGGGTTCTGTTCCAGTTCTTCAACAGTAGACATTTTACTTCCAGATTTCGCAATTACTGGATATTTTCCAGATGAACTGTTTACGCTTACATTCTTCACGTAATTTCCCAGATCCACTACATCTTCCGGCTTTTTCTGAACAGCCAGCATTTCTACCGGGATCAGGATTCCTGCATCTACTTCTTTAAAGCCCCCTTCTCTCACCTGCCCTTTTGATTTTACAAATGAGTTAATCGCACTTCTCATTTCTTCAATTTCTTCTTCATTTCTTCTACCCATGTCTTTTTTCTTCTCCCTTCTTTCCGGTGTTTTTTCATACTCCTTCATCTGCTCGCGAAGTTCAGATAATTTCGTCTCTAATTCACTTTTTCTTTCGTTGTGAGCATCTCTCTCCTGCTCGAACTTCTCGATCTCTCCATCAACAACACCTCTTTCCTCTTCGGTGTTCGCTTCACTGATCGATGTTTCCAGTTCCTTTTCTCTTGTTTCAAAATCTGCGTCTTTTCCACGCATTTCTTCCAGTTCCTTTTCTTTGTCTGCGATCTGTTTCGCAAGCATCAACTGTCTTAAAGCCATTACTTTTCTCCTTTCAGTCTTTTAATAGCGTTGTTTCTCCACTGCTCCACTTGTTTCTCTCTGTACTGCTCCACCTGTGCGTGTCTCGCCTGTACGCCCGTATCTTCATAAGCCGGGAATGTGCATACAGACACTTCGAGCAGATCAACTTCTTGTATTGTCCATTTCACAGTGCCATCATCTCTCCAGTCCGTTTCCTCACGCACGATGTTAAAACCAAACGAGCACTGATCCACATCTCCACGCTTTACCCTCTCATACAGGTTCATTGCGTCTGAATCATTTTCATTGATATCAATTTCGCCCCATAGACCTCTTGTATCGGTTCTCAGATGTAAAGTTCCGACTTTTGTTCGTCCAAGCACAAGTGTGTCATCATGGTTTGTCAGAGCACGGATGTCGTTGCTCATGGTGTTCGCAAATGCTTCTGGTGCAATCTCTTCATAGGCTCCCGGCCACAACTCTGTTTCGGAATTAAACACAGCGAAGTATCCGGAAATTGTTTTCTTTCCGTCCTCCGCTTCTCGTGTTTCAAACTCCGCTTTCCACGATCTGGTTAAGTTTTCTTTTTTTCGTTCTTCCACTATTCATCACCTCCTCTTAGCTTTTTCTGTTCCCCGATCATCCCCTGTGGAATGAAGTTTTCAAGGATGATTAGATCATTCAATCCATCTTTCGGAGAGTCACCAATCAAGTTCAATACATCATTTCCTGTATAAATTCCTCGGATATATAGGTTCATGCCGATTTCTGCAAGCTCTTTGGTGTCATAAGCCATCAAACTCTTTGAGTTGCATTTAAAGTACCAATGCGGGCTCTGAATCAAACCTTTCGTAAGTGTCTGTTGGAATACGTCCGCAATCGACTTCACTCGCGTACGGACAAAGTTGTTGTATTCATCCTTGTTAAAACTTCCGACCCCAAGAAAAAAAGGCGGCACATCCAACAGGGATGCTACCGTCCTCTTATCAATCTCGACCGATTCATTGATTGCGATATCCTTAAGGGATAGTGGTTTTACCTCTGATACTTCTAAAAACTCTGCTGGTATGATCCACGGCTCACCCGGTTTCGATTCTTTCAAATATTTTTCTTTAATTTGCTTTCTTCCGGCTTCATTTGCGAAATCTTCCGACATTGCATCTACCTTAACAATGACGTTTGGCATGTATTGACCGCTCATAAAAGATTTCTTAGTCGCATTCGCTTGTTTCAAGTTCGATGCAATATCTTTCAGAGCCAACCTGTACCCGGTTCCCTTCCACGGATATTCTGGGTTCGGGTTGATTGCAAAGTGCAGCACTTCGCTGGGATCATATTCTTCGCTTCCGTAAATCACCTTATATCCCGTCTGTGTCTCTTCAAAACTTGTCATAGACGGCTTTAATGGGATCAACTCGTCAATGTATCCATCTCTCATCACCGGTAGGACAACTGCGTTCCCGTCACCCGGCAACAACATGGAATATACAATGTTGTATACCCATGCTTTTCTTGTCATTAGCGAATATGGATTGATATCTATCTTTCGTGATAACTCATTCTTAATTCGGATATCTCCATGTGGACCATTTTCCATCAGGTGGATTGTCATACCGGAAACAAGATCGGCAATCTTCTGACACGCTGCCCGAATTTCTGGATTCTGCGCCAGCGTTGTGTACCCTGACGGCAATAAAAAATCAGAGAACGTAGCTCCCTGATACACAAATACTTTATTCTGTGGTTCTGATCTAATGCTTTTCTGCTTCTTTTTCTTCGCCATTTCAATCTCCTATTCTCTCTTTAACCATTTATTTGCTGCATTTCCAAGTGCCATGTCAGCCAACATCTGACAGCACGAAAAGACCCCTGCATCGAATAAGTCAATTCGTCTTACTCCACCGTCTCCATCTACTTTCTCGTATTGGATCATGTCATCCACTTTTTCGATTGCCCTTACATTTTGTACGCAATACTCAAAAGCATCCGAATGTAGATAGTAAAATTTCTTATTCTTCACTTTCACTTCGATATGCCGGAATCCCTCAGACTTCACGTAAAAATACTGTGGCTGATCTTGAATCTTAAATCCAGATTTTTTCATTTTTAAGAAAAACTCTCGTCCGAATTTCTTGTCGAATCCAACAATTTTTATTTTGAATCCCATCTTTTTCATAGAGATAAACCAATTCACAATATCATCTGGGAGCACTGTAGCTGTATTACTCATCGTCAGCCATCCATCCTCTTCCCATCCAAACAGCGGGATGCCATCTTCATCCGCTTTTTTAATTGCGGCCGCCCTCGGGAAGAACGCATGTGTGATACAGATATCAACATCTTTGTACGTTCCGTAAATTGCGCCTGCGGTCAGATCGTGAAGTTTCGACAAGTCGGCTCCGCCATACCATGTAATCGGCAGTTTTGCCAATTCTTCCAGTGTCCAGTTGTATTCATCATCGGATGATCTGAACTCGTTAATGTCAAAGTATGCATTCAGAGCATTTGTAAAGATATTCAGAGTTTTATTCAAATATTCTGCTCTTAGCTGTGGTTCATTCATTGCCTGCGCTGCATCATCCATCAGCTCATCTACTGTAACAGTAACTCCAATTGACGGCGTACACATCTGTAGCACTTCCGGATCATCCAGTGTCGTGATTTCTCCTTTGCTATTCAGGACATTTCCCTCTTTATCCTGATCTGCTTTACAGATAAAAATAAAATATGAATCATATGCCTTATCTGTAATTGTTCCGTTCAATACATCGTGCAGTGTTTTGATTCTGTTTGCGAGAAACCCATCCGGAATATCACCTGCAGTAGAAATACCAATCAGAAGTTTGTTTCTGTATGCTTTCATTGCATTCTTCATCAGGATGTATTTCTTGGCACCAGCTCTCTTCCACGAATGCAACTCATCCAGAATCAGACAGTTACAGTTCAGAGAGTCCAACTTATCTTCTTGGTTGGCAATCGCATACATTTCTGCGGTACCATCTCCGAAATCAATACTAATGGAATGCTCTTGGTTATTGTCTCGGATTCTCAGCTTATCAACATCTCCTCGTAAAGTCTCAACGTTATCTACCAAAAATCCAAAACTTTCCATTGTCTGCTTTACAGAGTTTGCAACAATGTATGTCTTTGCGCCGGAACATCTATCCAAAATACTCTTTGCATCAGCAAGCGCAGCACTAAAGGATGTTTTCCCCTGTTTTCTCGGTAAAAAAATAAGCGCTTCGTTGAAACGCCTGATGTCTGTTCCTTTTCGAAAGAATCCAAACAGATTCACACATACAAATTTTTGCCAGTCGGTCAGCAACATGGGAGTGCCCTTGAAGCTGACTCCATTCTTGTCCTCGCCCTGTACATGGTGGATAGTCTCCTCAATCAAATCGATCACAAAATCGAATTGATCGCTACGGAAATCCAGATCATCTCTTTCAAGGTCTGTTAGAAATCTCCTGCACGCAAGAACTCGATCCTCATTCGCCAGTATTTTTTTATTCGCGATATCCTCCGCATAGCGAACAGCCGTATCGAAATGCGGACTGTTAATATGGGATAAGTCCATTTACTTCCCCTGTTGTTTTTCCAGTAATAATGCAAATGCAGATTTCTCTTTTTTCGGCTGTTCAATCTCCGCATTGTACGTTTTTGCATTTAGCATCAGTCTGTCAGAATACGTCCCAATATCTTTTCGGAGGTTTTCAAGACTCACGAGAATAGGGCTTTTTTTACCCCCACTTTTCTCTGTATCCAGAATCACTTCGTATCCAGATTCTTCGAACTGTTTGCTCAGCACATTGTACTGGTAAATCATATCTGCATAGATCTCAATGACCTGTTTGTACTGCACTTTGTAGGTTCCGAGCTCTTTCATGTATTTAACTGTTCTGTCGATGATTGTTTGCCTTTGCGGTATGTATCTTGCCACCTATTCTCACCTCCTTATCTGTCGGAAAATTTATTTTCAGAATCCCGCGCTATTGGAAAGAGTCCTCTCTCCCGATTCTCCTGAGACATTTTTAATTCTCAAAAGGGAGGGGGGATATCTCAATCTCTTCCATACTCATTTCCATTCCAGTTTCGTTTTTAAACCATTCGACCATGCTCTTTGCTTTTTCTTCGCTTGTTGTGACTATATTTATCTTTATATTTTTACACCCAGAAAAACCTCCATCTGCGCTTGAGGTAGTTAATGCATCATCTGCGTGAGCTTGTACGCATATTTCCGCTATTTTGTGCATTATTTTTGTGACTTCATATTCACACTCGCTTGCTTTACCTCTCCATTTTACTGCATACATCTTGATTTTTTCCATGCTTCAAACTCCCTTCTTCTTTTTCTCTGCCAGTACAATCCAGCAGCTGTGACCTTACCTGTCTTCCTGTCGTGCATCCGATCATGTTGCGCAGTGGACATGCTGATGAGATTCCAGTCCGTCAGTGCAAGCTCTGGATACTCTTCCAATGGATAGATATGGTGTACTGCCGTAGCTTCTGCGTATTTACCGTATCTCTTTGACTCTTGGCATTGATAGCTGTCACGCCTTAGTATGTGTTCTCTTTTCTTTTTCCATTTTCGACTCTCATAAAATTTCATCTTTTCCTCACTAGAAAAGCACCCGGCTTTCGCCAGATGCTCTCTACTATTTTCCATTATTTACTTCTTCTACAAACTGCTTCATCAGCTTTGTAAGCTGTGTTCCCATCGCAACACCAGATTCCTTGCAGGCTTCCTTGAACTCTTCTGCTACTTTCTTGTTGATCTTATATGTTTTTGGAACTAACCCTGCTTTCTCATCCCACTTATCTTGTGGTCTCTGTTTCTTTTCTTCATTACCGAGCATGCTCATCCCTCACTTTCTTTATGAGGCAATAAACCAGCTTTGCTATTCCTATAGCAATGAAGAATATTCCTAACTTCCACAACATCCTTTACACAAATGAGCTTTCATGTTATATTTATTTTGAAGAAGGGCTTTCGCCCCTCTTAGCTAATTAAATAGCTTGTCGAGAATCATTAAAAGGATTCCAACGAATAAGTCCAGAATCGCACTGACCGCTAATGTCTTTATATCGATTTTGGACTTTTTCTTTTGTTTCTTCTTGCTCATTTGTATCTCACCTCCTTACAAGTATATAATATCATATACGTATACGTATGTCAATACTTTTTCCAGAGGTTTTTAAAATTTTATAGGACTACCGCAAAATTGAAATATGTAACTTGGCAACTTTACTAGATTATATAACACAAGGAATAACCTTGCAGTAGTCCACAACGGGTATAGCAGGATTCGAACCTGCGACACATCGGTTAACAGCCGATCGCTCTACCAACTGAGCTATACACCCGTAGGATGCCTTTTATTGACATCCTTTACCCTATCCGCACTCGGGTACTGACACTAAATATAGATTACCGAATCTATTTTTTATTTGTTGTCTTTTGCAGATCTGCGGATATCTGCGTTTTGTGATATCACATGTGACTCTTTACTGCTCCCGGTATGCAGTAATATGTCACAATAGCCGTGTGCAGGGATCGAACCCGCTTGTCCCAACTGACCACGGCATAAAAACACCGCCAGACAAGAAAGGGGAGAAGTCCGGCGGTGTTCCGAATGTTTGGAAAGATTGTTTTAGAACAATATATAATCGTTCTAGAATAATTATATCATAAGTAAAATGTTAATTGTGTTAATCTTTCAGATATTCGCTAATTATTTGTGAAATTCTTCCTCTGCTATATCCAATGATGTCTGCAACCTCTTGCTGCTTCTTACCTTCCACAAATGCCAACTCAAATATCTCTTTAATCTCCGGATCATCAATCCCATTTATGTAGTCTTCAACTTCTTTCTGCTCCTTCAGAATCAGTAGCCTATCCGCTTCTTTTCTTCTGATCTGCCGTCTTACATTCTCTTCTTCGTAAGGGTCATACATTTGTACAGACGTTCTCACTTCGGTGTACGGAAAATCTGCGCTGGATCCCGTTACCTTCCCCATGACAACAGTCGATTCCCGTTCACTGAGTTCTTGTATCTGGTTCTCAATCCGGATAAGTCTATCTTTGTTCGGTCTATACTTTTTCAGTGTTTTCTTGTCCAACTCTATCACCTCCCGGAACAGGATCTTTTATGTTGTATTTCTCTGCTATGTACTCCACAGCGTCCTTATTCGTCCTCTCACGGCTTTTAAAATCACAGGCAAAGGCTTTATGCTCCTGTTGCTTTAAAGCGGTCTCACAGGGCTTTCTCGTTGCCATGGTGTATGCTTCTATCTTCTTCATGCTGTCCGCTGTCTCCTTTCTGCATCTAGCTTATTATCACCATTCACTCACCCTCACAGGAAGTATGATGCCTATTATTTCTCCGTAGCGTGTAAACACGGCATCGTAGTATTCAGAGTTTCCTGGGTATTTAATAAGATTTGGCGTGCATCCGTCAAACATTTTCAAATATTTATTATCAAACCAAGCGTATTCCCCTGTTGTCTCGTCTCTTATTGCTCTCAGAATGCTTTTGCCAGTTGTAAGCATTCTGTTTGACAACTTGGCCGCCCTCATTTGGCTCTGAATATTTTCTGTGGAAAAACGTTTCACCCCATCTTCTGGCAATTTCTTCTGCTTATCTATGTCGAGCAAGAAATCTTCTTTCTTCACAAATACAATATATCTACCTTGCGTAATCATCACTTTTCCGTCTATCTCGCCCATCATATACGATCTTGTTTTCACTGCTTCTATCTGCACTTTATCTTCAATTAGCATTTTCTCTTCTCCTTCCTGCGTCTCATGGTTTCCCTGTTCATTCCGTTACCTCAATTTCCTCTCCTGTCAGCTCTTCCAGCTTCTGTTTCATTTCTTCCACAGTCATTTTCTTCGATTCGGTGCGTTCCCAGATGAGTTCGAGGTTGCCTTTAATAAACACATCTTTTATGCATCCGAGTGATTCCGGAGTAATCCTATAGACTTTAACGATGTCTCCTCCTGTATAACCTTCCCATTTCAAGTCATCATCATAACCGCCTATATGATTGCGTCCGCCTCTTCTCACTACCATCCCGGCCAATACAAGATACATTTCACCATTTCTTTGCTCAACTACCATCCCATCTCTCAGATCTGCCTTGGTAAATTCTTTGTCCATGTAATCACTCCATTCTAAGATTTTATAATTGTACTTTTCCGCAAAATCACGAGTCGAATATTCTCCGCTTCCGTAATAACACGTTCCTTTGTTGCGCATATAATTTGTATTTTTCAAATAACTTTCTCCGTTACACCACTTCATTCCATGTTCGTGCATCTGCTTACAAAAGTCTACCGCTTCCTCCTCAGTCTTACAGTACACCGCAATCTTATTGTCTTTATTTTTAAATTCGTTCCAATTAAATTTTTTCATCTTCCTACCTCACTATCTTTCGCACAATCCAATCCAAAAACACCACAAATAGCAGTATCGGGAATCCCGCAGCCATCAGGTAATCCGCACCTTCTAGTTTTACATCCTCTTCCAATCCTGTCTTTAAAGTAATCACGGTTCCCGGTCCCAATATGTAGTAAAGGGTCAAAAATGCGATTGTGATTAAAATGTCCATGTTATTCCTCCTTGTATGGTTCTGGAAGTGGCTGCCATGCTACAACCTTTTCATACCCCAATTCATCATTTGTACTAAACTCCGTATCAACAAATCCTAAACTTGTCGAATCGTAAATATCATGCCAAAATCCAAATCCATATTCACTATCATACTGGCAGAACATCGGCAAATCCTCTTCGTGATTTTCGACAATACACATATAGAATCTCATATCATCATCTTCTGGCAATCTATCTTCTACTGAAATCCAGTCTTTATCTTTCTTCCCGTCTTCATATCCGATCTGATACTGCTTTCTTCGACTGCAATCTCCGCAATTTGGAATATCGTCCATGTGAGAACGGATGATTTCCTCGATCTTTTTAGTTCCGATCGCTTTAAAGTATTTATGCGGTAATCCTACAGTAGACACTTTAATTGATGCATTTCCTATCTCTTCCAAAATCTTTTCTAATACGTTCATTCCACATTCTCCTTATCCACATACTTCTCCACAATATCTACTGCGCGAGTCAGCCCATACATATAGCTTTCCAGCTCTTCTGCTGTTTTGCTCGCTCCATGTCTTTTCTTTTCTTCCTTCAGTGTTTCGTAGGCGTCATTTTTCATGGATTCGATTTCTTCCACGATTTTCTCTAATACGTTCATACTTTATTTCTCGTTTTCCAGCGCTTCTTTCAGCACTCTTTCCACTTCTTCCGTTTCTTTTCCCCATGATTCCGCACATCTTTTTACACCTTCCGCGTAAGCTGTAAGACTCATTACTAAGTGTTCTTCCGCACTTGCATTTGTCCAAGTTCTGCATTCTCCATTTTTGCGCAATATAGTTATCATTATTTTCATCACTCTACCTCCAACAATCCCGCTTCTATAAATACACCTTCTAATAACTCACTCATTTTATTAGTATCAACGGTAATCGGCTCACGCGGAAACTCTTCCTGATTTCCACAGCACGCATACAATTTTGCAATTAAAATATCATATTTTTTCATCACTCCACCTCCAACAGTTCAAAATATTTTTCCAAATGCTCTTCTGAAATTTGGAATAATAATTTACTTTTCCATCACTTCCTCAAACATTTTTTTGGGGAGTATCTTATGACAGTTGATACATTGTTTTCTACGCCCCGCATAGTCTGTCATATCTTCTGTTCCTCCGATCGGTTCACCGTCAAAATTAAACAATAAAGCTCTATGTACTCTTTCCAGCATATAATATCCTCTGTCGGAATCGCAAAATGGGCATTTCTTTAATTCTCCCATGTTATTCACTCCACCCCCAACAGCTCTGGATTGTCAAAAATGTTTCCTGCCACTTCCGTCTGGTAACTCCAATAGTTATCAAAATCAACAGTTAATCCATCCCCATTCATAACAAATCTTGCGGCGTCTTCTTCCCATTTACATGTAAAATAACCTTCTTCATCTGGAAGTTCTACAATATCATTCTCCCAGATTTTCTTGTCGTTCTTGTCGGTAAGTCCGATGTACTGGCATATGGTGTCTAAATCGCATCTATAACACTTTTCTCCACGCACATCTACAATCCAGATTACATCATCATATTTCGTACGCTCTAAATCCCCTTCCACCCATTCACCATTATCTATTCTCTTTGCTTTAAAAAGGATTTCTCTGCTCATAATTACTCTTTCTCCCATGACCAATTAACCTGTTCCATAACCATATCTCTCATAGCTTCTTCGATTTCCTCATCAGTTACATCATCACCAAACTCTTCTTCAAATGTCATATTTGTTCCAGCAAAACCATAATTTGCCTCCGCTTTTACTTTAAACATTCTTCCACTCTCCTATTCCATTTCCCCATAGCAGTTGTTTCTAAAGCACATCTTCGCGTTGCGACTCCGCATTCTTCGCAGTACACGAAAGCTGATATAACTTTTTCGTCAAATCCATAATGGATTTTCAGCATTGCTTCTCCGCCACAAAACGGGCATTTCTTTAATTCCTCCATGCTACTCACTCCAATCTAATCTCTGTCCGCAATCCCAACAATAGTTTGTGTTCTGTCTTTCATTCATCATTTCTGTCAACAGACAGTTACCGCAAGTCTGACAAGTGTAATATTTTGTTTTCTTAATTAAGCCATCACTCATTCCATTTTCCCTAGGTCTCTTCGGCAACTGCTTTTCCAGTGCTTCAATTGCAGTTTCATAATATTTAGGAATATGCTTAAATCCCATTCCTTCCATATCGAATAACATTATTTTAAAATACTCTATCGCTTCTCTAACTTTCTTCTCATCCATCTAATTTTCCTCCCGTTATTTCCAACCATAAACCACTCTCTCCATCTTTTTCGTGGAGAAAATCTGTCTCTATACAGCAGGATGCCAACTCATTCATTGTCCTCACGCAATCATCTGCATCAGCGCATTTGATCGTGTCACCTTTTCGCAAGCGCGTTTCTTTCACTTTTGGCATTAGTCATTCCTCCGTATCGTCATCTCAATTCCAATCTCATCTTTTATCATCCTCGTATATTCATCCCATGTTGCCATATCGTCCACCAGACACTCTGCTTTCAGGTTCATTCTGTCGATAAATCTCTTGCACCGTTTCCCAGCAAAACCGAACTCATCATGCAGCGTTGCGACTGCGATCACCATCATTGTGTCCAGTGTCATGTTTTTAATCTTCTCGCAGGCAATGTTCAGCTCTTTTCCGGTTAAGGCTGTGTTGATTCCTGTGATATTCCGAAACTGGATTTCTTTTTCCAGTCCCTCGATACCGTCTTTTTTTACAATCTCCCTTGCCAGAATCAATCCCTGTGATCTACCTGCTGTATAATCATCAACTTTTCCCATGTCTACACCTCATATCTTTACAAAAATACAATTCCGTCCCTCTCTTTGTCTTTACATACTCAAAATCTCCGATGATTTCCCGTCCACAGGAAGAACAGATATGTACTTCATTTTTCTTCGGATTCTCTTTCTTTTTTTTCATAGCCTACTGTAAATACCTCCGCATTAATATCCGGTTTGGATTCGACATCGCCCTGTTGAGTCGGCAACTTGTCCGCACCCAACCCTCGTGAAACTCCATGTAATTTGCGATTGTTCCAAAGATATCCTTAACCGAAGTTTCTTGTTTCTTTGACTCAGGCAGCATATCATTGTCTTTTAAAAAGTTTTTGAACGTTTCAATACTTGCATCGATTCCGCTCTCTTCTCTTATTGCTGCATAGATGTTCTGGATCGTAAGTCCGTATTCGATCATGCACTTAATTTCTCCCTTGTACGGTTCGTATTGTTTTCTTTTATTTTCCATTTTTCTTAACCACATCCTCTTGTTTGCTATTACCCTCTTTTTCACTTCTTTTCCAGTAATATCCTCAAGTACTCTGCAGATATGCTCATCCGTGCATCCGAGTTTTACCATCTCTTCGATCTGGAACCGGTACGGATCCAGAAAGTTCGCTGGTCTACTCATTTTCCTCTCACCTTCTTCTTTCTCTTGCGCTTGGTACTGCCGTACATATATGCTGCCATATTCCCCTGTTTAAATCCGGCTGACCGCTTCATTCTGCCGCTAAAGCTATATTTCCCTCTATCCATGGTTCTCCTCCTTTAAACTCCACCATGCTTTCACATTCTTTCCGTACCCTGTAGTCTGGATTCTTACTCCAAGTTCTGCTTTCGCTTTCATGATGTCCGACCTTTTAATTCCTGCCGCTTCTGACTCTATGAGCAACTTCGCCCCGTCATAGCGCCCACCTTCCATCTTGTCTTGCAGCCACTCTAATGCTTTGTCGTAGTCGGTCTTTGACATCGTATTGACCTTATCCTTGATTCTTTCCAGTTGGACGGTGTTGGTGTTCATCTTGTTCCAGATCTTTTCAAAATTCTCCTGCATGATTCTTCGGTTTTCTAAAATCTCATCCCGGATGACTGTAAGTGCCTGTGCTGCGGTCATGCCTTTCTTTTCCGGATCTTTTACCAGACTTCCCGGTTTAAGTCCGAGAAGTAAACACATGGTTCTTTCAAAATCTTCTGTCTGTTCCGGGTTCTTCGCCATATTGCAGACAAAAGACTTGCTTCTCCCGAGTTCTGCCGAGAATTTTTCTTTCGTCTTGCCCTGCTTTTCTAGTTCCTTGCAGAGCAGAGCGTAGTTTATTGTTACTTTCTTCGGTTCCATAATTCCTCCTTAATTTGACTTCAACAACTGCTCTTCCAGAGAGTCCATGTCGTATCCTCTGCGCTCAAAGTTGTTTAGGTTTCTGCTTACTGGCGGTTTTGATTGTTTTTTCTTCTTTTCCGATCCTTCCGGTTCATTATCAAATTTACCTTCTAAAATCTTTTTTAAGTTCTGCTCTTTTATGATCCAGTTAAAATTCGCATTGAATTTATAATCCCCTTTACTTTCTTCACCTTTCAGGAATTTGCTGTTCTCCGCTTTTATAAATGCGGTTCTGATCTGTTCAAAACCAAATTTCTTACAGGCTGCATCAATGTCTTCCTTCCTACTATCGGAAATCCGCTCAACTCTATCGAAACTCTTACAAATATCATTAAATGTGTCGGCGATCAGCTGATAGCTTATTTTGCTATCAGTCTTATCTCTTACTCTATCTCTATTATCTAACTCTATATCTATATCTGTGTTACACTTCTGCACATTGTTGTTACACTCTGTTACATTCGTGTTACATTGTAACGCCTTATTTTTTCTTGATGCCCTGACACGCTCCGCTGATTCCGATTCCGAGCAGATTAAAGACTGGGTTTCCGTCATTAAAAATTCTGTTTCGGAACAGGGCTCAATAAGTCCTTGAGATAGTAGGTATTGCACAGTTACTTTCACATTGTCTGGATCTTCATCTATTGTCAGAGCAATTTCTTCTGAAAAACTCTCTTCAATCCCATCAAAAAACAGCTTTCCGCCATTGCTTAAACTCAGCAGCTGCATTTTTAAATAGATAATGGTATAAGTATCGCCGCCAGCAATTTTCCGTAACTTTTTAATTTTGGGCTGTGTAAAAAAATCTTTCTGTAGCTTAAGCCAGTAGTATCGTTTTGACATTAAATCACAGCCTTTCTGTATCTATCTGCATTCCAGATTGGTATTCGCGGTATATTTGCATCCAATCATCCAGCTCCATCGTAACAAGGATTTTATGATTGTTTTTCTTATGGAATACAGCAGGAAGCTTTCCTGTTCTATTCGCTGTGGCATCTCTCTTTGCTTGATCCATCCAGTCATAAAGCCGCATCTGCTCTTGGTGTTTTGCTTCCACGTGAATCAAAGGTAGACCGACTACGTCAGAAGCATCACCCGTATTTCCACAGTACTGCGCTGTTCTGCGCGCTTCTTGATATCCATAATCACGGAAGATACCAGCTAATTCCCGTTCAAATCTTGCACCTTTCTTTTTACTGTTTACTGCCATTTTCTTTCCTTTCTTTGTAGTGCAGGCAAGGCTCATCCTTTTCCTTGCCTTTGCACTCCCAAAATCTCTCGCAATGTATGCATTCTCTTGTTTTCTTCATGTGATCGCCCTACATGAACGGAAGTTCTTCATCAACTCCATCAGGGACGTTTTGGAATCCATCGTGGTCCGGCTGTCCATATTGCGGAGCAGACTGTCCGCTGCTTCCATTGCTTTCGCAAAACTCAAATCCACTGACAATCATCTGCATTCCATAATACTTCACACCGTCTTTTTCATAGTTGTTGTTCCTCATTTCTCCATCAATTAAGAGTTTCGTTCCCTTTCCAACATTGCACTTTTCGAATGTTTCCGCAATCTTTCCGAATGCTACGCACCGGAAAAAGTCGGTGCTTGGATCTCCGTCCCTCTTAAATCTGCGGTTTACGGCAAAATTAAAACTTGCTACTGCTTTCCCGTCATTTGTGTATCTCATTTCTATATCTGCCGTCAGTCGTCCGCATAAAATAATTTTATTCATATCAATTCACCTCTTAATTTCCAAACAATGCCGCTGCTGCACTCTGTCCTCTTTCGGAAGATTCAGTTTTTTCTTCCTGCGACTGTTCCATGTCAATAATCTCCACATCGCTATCGTTATCGACGTATGTTTTTGTTCCGTCATCGTTTATCACTGCCATATCTGCATCCATTGCCGACATCATATCGATAGACATGATTCCCCATTTAGAGATCAGCTGACGCAGCATAGTTTTATATGCCATTCCGTCAAAGTCCTTTTCCCAGAACGTGTATCCCTTTTTCGCCTGATATCCTTTGGAATACTTTAATGCATGGGCTTCCATTTTCTTTTTGCTCCAATAGATCGCCTTTTTAAACCCATTTGTATACTCAAACATTGCATAATATCCGATTGTTTCAGCCTGTTCCCTCGCTTCTTCATCCTCGATCAGATGTACCTCAATCTCTTCGTTCAGAGGATCAAACCTGACAAGCTCGCCCTCTTTAATCGCCAGTACGTTCAGCTTTTTGTACTGTCCGGAACGAATTGCGAGCTGGATATACCCTTTATATCCAAGCTGAAACTGCGCCACCTTACCTTTGTTTCTGTCATTAAACGGCACAAGGTAATACTGTCCCAACTGCGGAGACGGTGAAAGGTTCAGCGACTCACCCAGCAGCGCACCGGAAAGGATCGATTGATTTGTGCATTCCTGTAATGCTGCATTGTTATTTACAGCCGATACAATTGCAGAAATAAATCTCTGACCGTTCTTCCCGCCAATCACATTGTTAATCTGGTTTTTAACTGCTTCCCGTGTCAAATATGCTGAGATTCCTGTGTTTTTTCTTGCTGTTAAACTATTTCCTACTGCCATTTTCTTTTCCTCTCTTTCTTAAATTGCTTTGAATTCAATGTTTCTGCTATTGAAAAATGCTTTTAATGCCAAAGCGTCCTCTGTTGTTAAATTTGCCTGAAATGATACCCACTGGCGCTCCCTAGCTACGCACTCCTCAAATACTTCCTTTTCAATCCCTGTCACGCACTTTGCCATCTCTGTTTCCGGTGGATTCATGCATTCTTCAAAAGATTTTGCGTCTGTAAATCCAATCTGTCCAGGAAGATCCTCTTCTTTCTTCTGGAACTCTGCCTCATTTTTTGCTTCCTTCTCTGCTTTCAATTTTTCCTGTTCTGCTTCGTATTCTGCTTTTTTCCTCTGTATTTCTGCTAGGCGCTGCCCTTCATTTAACGCCCTGTTGATATCCAGAGTGGATTTATAGACTTCTAATGCTTCAAAGCCAAATTCCGGTAATTTTGAAAGTGTATCCACATCTTTCTCCACGCTTGTGATAAATGCATTCATAACATCTTCGATGGACCTCATGGATGTTGTCTTATTTAACCATCTACTGTCAAAAATACATTCCAAAGAAATTTCGAACGGTGTTGATTTACTGTTCCAGAGTTCCTCGATTTGCTTTCGTTTTTCCTGCTTCTCGTACTCTTCAAATTCCTTAATTTGCTTATCAATAAGGTTAATAGGATCGTTAATAAGCTTAATTAAGGCGTTAATTTGAGTCTTAAATTCGTTAAATGGCTCTAAATAAGCCTTTTCCAGTCTTATTCTTTCGTCATTTAAGGCTTTTTTCAGCTTATTTAAGCTTGCTTTATCTGATTTAGCATCCTTAATTTGCTCTCCGGTGTACACTAAATTACTGTGGTCTTCTACTATTTTCTGTATTTCTGACCTTAATTCTTCATAATTAAATGTAATTTTCTCCGGCATTTTCACTTCATTGACTCTTAATTCCATGTTTTTCTCTCCTTTATCTTCTTATTACATCCGGAAGGATAAGCGGCGGGCATTCATCTCGCTCCACGTATCCCCAGAATCGTTTTCCTTCTTTCATCAGGTATTCCATATCTTCTTTCACATCTTTCCGTTCAAAATGGTAATGTTTTGTTTGAACGAATACCTCACCAGCATATTCACTTTTTAGCTGCGCTTTTAACTCGCAAAAATCAGCCTCAAGAACTGCCATATACAGCAAGCACTGGCAATAATAATGATCCGGGATCTGGTGGTCCCATCTCTTTCTCATATTTCCGTTTAAAATGTTCGTTGTCTTACATTCCCAGATTCCGAGTCTCCCATCTCCATCAAAAAGCCAACCATCTACTGAAGCCTGCGCCCAGGGATATTTATCATTTCGAAAACTGTTGTTTTCCTCATATCTCACTTGGTATTCTGGAAAGTCCAGCCGGAAGAGTTCTCTTAATAATGGCTCTGCCTGTGTACCATATTTAATATAAGGAAGATTTGAAATGTCTTTTGCTTCCTTTCTTCCAGTTTTCAACTCCCACAACTCCACATTTGTCATGTACGGATTCTTCCCGATTACAGCGGCGATTTCAGAACCGCCGATTCCATTTTTTCTATTTTTAAGCCATTCTTCATGGTTGCTAAGTATTGTTTTTGTAATCATTTGACTTTTCCTCAAATTTTCTCTATACTTTAACTGGTTTAATTTCTTGAGTGCTTGAGGGTTGCCGCCCTGTGACAGCACTCTTTTTTAATACCCAAACACCAGCCACCAGCCGATCGCCACCAGCCCGCCCCCGATCACAGATGCTGCGACTTTGTTCCAGTAGTGCTTGTCCTTTGTTTCCGGAAGCTCAACCGATACAGACCGGATATCCCAACCGTTTAATGCGTTCGGCTGCTGGGTGGTCTGGCAGTGGTAGGTTCCTTTAATTTTCATCGTCTGCCTCCTTTAATTTCACGGATTTCATGCCTTTCATTTCCAAAGCCATTCTGTAATTCTCCAGACAGGCAATCGCATGAAGTTTCTGCTGTTCGGAATAACCATCCACTCTTTCCGTGGATTCCAGGGCTTGGATGAATTTCTCAATCTGTTTTACTGTCAGCCTTTTCATCAAATCACCCCTGTTCGCAATTTCATTGCCCGTTCTGCTGCCCTCATTTCTTTCTGGATGAATTTTTCTAATTCTGAAGTGCGATACATCAAAGTACTGTGTGGGTTCGCAGGATTAAGCAAAAACGCCACCTGCTGACCGGGTGTATTCCAGACTCTCCTTAAAAACTCCGGTGGGTATCCCTGCTTGATAAGTTCCTTTCTACTCATAATTTCTTTTGGATAATTCATGTCAGTCCTCCAATTCTATAACCAGCGTGTCAATAATGGTTCTTATTGTTTTCACAGGTTTTTCCAAAAATTTTGGGTCTTCTCCGGAAATGCTTCCAGGTTCATATATATTTGTTGCTGCCACCGCGCCTTTGTGATATACAACTTTCACGAGTACATCGTCGCCAATTGCATTCGCAAGGTCTGACAACCTCAACCCTGATGGCTTGTCTGCCTTAATAGTTCCAACTTTGATATCGGACGGCTTAGCGTCCTTATCAAAAATCAGAACATCCATATTCACTGTAAGATCTGCGATATCACATCTCTCTTTCTGTTCTAATTTGTATGATTTCACGCAGTTAAGTTTCTTGCCGTCTAAAATTACCCCGTTTTCTATTTTTACAGTGCTAAGCATTGTGTTTTCCCTCCTTATTTAAATTCTGACTGAAGTACTTCTATCTTCGGAATCAGTTCTTCCAGAGATTGACTTATCTCCTGATCAGTACTCCGAGAATCCATGTAATAGTCATGGATAGTTGAATACTGTCTTGACATATTCACAACTGAAAATGAAGCAAAAATCACAAAGACAACAAGCGTTACAAGCAGACAGAGGGTCTTATGTTTTAGGCTATCCACTTCTGTTTTAAGTTCTTCTGCCTCTTTTCTTAACGCATCAAACTCAATTTGATCCATTCTCTGCGATTGAGCATTGAACATCTTTCCTGTACGTTTTTCTGCTTCTTGAACGGGATCCATTCCCGGTGTTCCCGGACTGCCACTCCAACACATCCTCTTTTTCCTCCTTTTCTTCTATGCAACTCCGTATTTAATAGCCAGTTCTTTTACAATAGCCGTATATCCCTCAATCAGTTTCTTATCATCAGCAATCACATCAAGATAATTCAATTTGTCTCTTCTGGATTTGCAAACACCCTCATCTGCCATTCTCCTACGCCTGTTCGTGAGTCTCTGTTTTACATTCACTCCCATGCGTTTTTCCAACAGCTGATAGGATTCCGCTCTTACATCTTGATAAGACTTGCTGTCTCCGCATTCCATGCCGATTTTTCTCAAGATTCGTCCGGTATCTTCTCTCCATGATGTTGTATCGATTGCAACAACCTCACGGATGCTTTCGATCCGTTCTTCCACGTGCTCAAGTTTCTCTGCCTGACGCTTCTGTTCGATTTCCAAGTTAATCATGACCTGCAACTGCGGTGAGAGCTCTTGTGTGGCAAGTGATGCAGATTTATACTTCTTTTCCACTTGGATAAAATATCTGCGTACTTGCTTTCCTTTTTCGTTCCGCTCAAGCATTGCCATTTCTTTGGCAGTATCCAGTTTGATTATGTGGTCTTTTTTAGTCTGACCGGAAGGTGTAGGAATTTCTACGCCTTGAAAATCTTCATTTTCAATAGCATCAATATCTGATAATCTACGTTTCACCCATTCGCGGTAAACACTTGGTGCTCCCAGAACCTCATGCAGTTCTGAACCGTATACTACTTTTTCTCCTGTGCTTGTCTCGTATACTGGGACAAGTTCATTTTCAATTACTTTTAATTCGTTCATTTGATCTCCTTTTGTACATTTTATTTAGTTCCTTTTCAATTTTCATAAGACGCACTACGTTTACAACTTGCAGTATCGATGTTGTGATAACAACGATGCATCCGATTAATTCTAAATCGATCATAGCGTACTGCTCATCATTCTTTCGTAGAGTGCTTTATCCGCGTGATAGAGTACTCTATTCGCTTCTCTGTAAGTTAATTTTTTCTTGATGATAATTTCTGCGATTTCACAAACAATGATTTCATTTTCGATAGCGCAATCGCAATAAGTATCTTTTATATATGGAATCTCATAGTTAGCTTCTTCAATTCGCTCTTTCTCTTGATTGCGTCTTTGTGATTCTCTTTCTGCGTTGTTCATTATGTTACCTCCTGTTTTCGTTGTTAATCATCCCAAGATTCTAGCGTTTTGTCTGGGTCTGTTTTTACGTTTGCACAAAGCATCCGAATATACCATTTCAAACTCTTTTTTCCAAATTGAGCCGTTGAAATCATTAGATCGTCCGCTTTATTTTCTTTTGATGTTTGAATGAAATTTCCCCCGAAAAACTGCCTTGATCTTTCCTTGGACTCCGATTTTTTTCTAATAGTTTGGAGTTCCTTTCTTATAAGTACTAACTCTTCATAAATCTTTTTCAGCATCTTTCTTACCTCTTTCTTTGAATCTTTATTGTCATTTGTTTCCATATCTCCTATAATTTGCTTACAGGCATCCGCCAATGCCGAGTATTTAAGAAAGGAGATCGACTATGGTACTTAAATCTTTTGACGAATTTAAAAAATCGTTAACACAAGAAGATATCGACTATATCAACGGCGTTAATGATGAGGATTATCCAACGCTTGAAACATCTCTTGGAGACCCTAATGCTTTTAACGAAATAGCCGGATTTATAGCTGGATTCAGTTTTAAAATGAACGTCCGTCTTCTTGAGTTGTATCACAAATGGCTTTCCGAACAGCTTGAGAAATAATCTTTCCATTAAGCACAATATCGGAACTGAGCTCCTTGCTTTTTTTAATAGCTTGGAGTTCTTTTTCATTAGGACATCCACAATATTGACAATATTTGTTTGAACTGTGTATTAAATTTTTGCACCGAGAGCAGCGAATAAAATTTTCGTGTTTTAATAAGTATTCGTTACGTTCTTCTTGTGTCATTGCTACTTCTCTACTGTCGGTGAGTAGCTGACCATTTTGTTCAAATACTGTTAAATTGTTCATTTTGTTCTCCTTTCATCATCCTGCTTTCTTTGTTTCTTTTAAAAATGCTGACGCAGCCATTGAAATAATTCCGTCAATCTTTCCTTGTGCTCTTTCTGGAAGTTTGTCCCAGTTCTCTGCAATCCTTTTAAAATCCTCCAATCTTTTCTCTTCCTGATTTCTTGTGATGTTTTCTAATGTTTCACTCATGTTCTCACCTCTTTCTTTTTGAATCTTTATTGTTATTTGTTTCTTTATCTCCTATAATTTGCTTACAGGCATCTGCCAATGCCAAGTAAACAGGAAAGGAGAATAGATATGAAGCTTAATAGTCTCAAAAGCGAATTTTTGAAATACATGGTAAAGTCTTACGCAAAAGATCATAAGCGTATATTTGCATTTGAATCTTTCAAGTCTCTTTATCCAGAACTTGATGACGATTTTATTTCTGATGCTTTGTTTGCACTGGATGAAGATGGGTTTGTCCATGTGTATAAAGCTGATGATATTGCTTACGAAACCACTTTACTTCCAAATGCCATCTGTTCTGTTGAAGAAGATACGCTTTTAAGAAAAGGCTACTCTTTTATCAAAGAGATACGATCATGGCTTTAATCAACTATTAACCAGTCATCTCTCATCAATTCATCTGCTGATGGTTGCCATCCAGATTTTGATGGATTGCTTCCATCAGCATTCATTACAATACAATTCCCGCACCCATTCGTTGGCTTGATTTTCGCTCCACCTTTAAATTCTGGCAATGTTATGTATTTGGATTTTTCCATTGATTTCTTTACCGCTTCTTGTATATTCATCTCTCTCACCTCGCTTTTGTTTGTTTTGTTAAGCACATTATATCCTACTAAAACGTGTTTGTCAATACTTTTTAAAATTATTTTTGTGCTTTACAAAACATCTTGTTTATGTTATCATTATTTTAGAAACGAGGTGATAAATTGAATATTAGCGAACGAATTAGAATTTTAAGAAAAGAATATTTGCATATAACTCAAGAAGCGCTCGGAGAACCATTGGGACTTTCAAGGGCAAATATAGCAAATATAGAGGCTGGAAGAATTGCTGTAACGGACAGAGTTATTTCTTCTATATGTAGAGAATTCTCTGTCAGCGAAGAATGGTTGAGAAACGGAACAGGGGAACCGTTTATACAGGTTGCACCTTATGAGAAAGCATATAACCGATTTGGTTATATAATGGAGAACTCTTCTCCATCAAAAAAAGCAGCTCTTTCCGTATTATTAGAACTGCTTTACAGTGTTCCGGATGATCAATGGGATATGATCATGGAACAATATGATGAAATTAAAAAGGAAAGCTAAATCGCTTTCCCAAAAATCCCTCGAACTAATTGATAGAGTCTGGACAATTGCTTATCATCCATTCTCTCAATTAGTTCGTGCAAGATTTTTTTAATTTGTTTTGTGTCCATAGTATGTACCCCTCCCGTGTTCGTATTAGAACGCACGTTCGAAATTCCTTGATTAAATATTACTACATTATGTAATTTGATTCAATACCTTTTTCGAACATTTGTTCTGTTATTTTATGGCAATGTTTTGCCCTCTATTAAGTAAACAGTTAAAATTCGGGAAACTAACGCGAAAATGGACAATCGTCCCAGATCTGGGACACTTATTGATATGGAGAGTCGATAAGGTCGAAAATTCGGACTTCTAATCCTTTGGCAAGTAATTCCAGCGTGTCGGCTGTCGGTGATATTTCACCATTTGCAATACGGTTAATCGTTGATTTTGATATTCCGGTCGCAATGGATACTTGCCGAGTAGATAGGTTTTTATCGCGCATGATCTTATCGAGTAGTATCTTCATAATGCATTTATTGTAGTATATTCCAGTTTTGGAAACTACAGGTAAATACTGGAAACGAAAAGAGGTGACTATTTTGGATTGCAGAGTGAATCCAGAAAAAACGAAACTTGAAACTGTTAAACCGAATTGGATTTTAGGGATATTCCTAATAGTGATTGGAATTGTATTTATATTTCCTCTTTCTATTATCGGATTCTTTATCTTTATTTTTCCTGGAATAGCATTATTTACTTTTGGAATAGGATTTATTACCGGAGGTGTCTGCAAGATTATTGGAGGGATAAAAGTAACATGCCCTTATTGCGGAAAATCTATAGAGGTTTTTAAAAACAAAACAGCTATAAAATGCTCAGCATGTAAGAAAAGCAGTGCTTTAAAAGATGGTTATGCCGTACCTATAGACTAAAACAAAAAACCGCCCCTGCGCCAACAGAGACGGTCTACATACCCGAAGATATGCGATTAAAACCCAAGAATATTGTATCATCTTCGGAGCAGTCACGCAAGCGGAACATTTGTTTTGCGCTGGCTGTTATTTTTATACTAAAATTTAAGGAGATGATAAAAAT